GACCTGATAGCCAGCTTTGTCCACTCCAGGCCCGGGGAGGTCCACATCATCGTCTCCTCCGACAAGGATTTCTTCCAGCTCGTCGACGATCGCGTCGTCCTCTACAGGCCCGGCCACGACGGCTTCTTTGACGCTGAGCGCGTCGGTGACCACATGGAGAAGCTCTACAAGGTCCGCGTTCTCCCGTCCCAGATACGCATGTTCAAGAGCCTGACCGGCGACTCGTCCGATTCTATCCCGGGCGTCCCCCGGATCCGGAAGAAGCTTGCCGCAGCCCTTTGCTCCCACCCGGACGTCTCATCCTTGTACGCCTCCGGCCTCCCTGGTCTCTCGAAGGCCGAGCGGGAGGCCACTGTGTCCCTGAGGGACCGGGTTGCCTTGAACTTCGACCTCGTCGGCCTCGACTCGAGTCTGGACGTCGAGGCCTGCAGGAGGCCCGGCTCCGAGGACGTCTCTGCGGCCAAGGACCTGTGCCGGGAGGACCTCGGAATGAAGTCGATTGACTTCTCGGGCTTCAAAATCGGACCCCGCTCCGCCACCCCCGTCCCGGTAGAAAGTTGGCTCCTCGACATCTGACTGGTAGTGTTAACTCGACGGACCTCCGGCCATACTGAGTCCTCCGTAGAGACCGATACCGAAACGGATACGCACCCGGCTCTGAGCCCATACGTATACGCATACGGAACACTTTCGCGCGGGAACGCGCTGGCCGGAGGCAGATGTCTATATCTCACATCCTCATTCAGGATCCGTCGTCACTTTCGTCCAGGTTCAGCAACGAGAATCGTCTCGGCTATGACCCGGATTCCGAACAGGACCTGGAGGACCTGATCGAGAACCGTCTCGCTCCGGACGCCGAAGAGGAGCTGAACGCCGACGGCCAGTCCCTCGACTTCGGGTCCATCGAGCACTATCTGGATCGCATCCCGCCACGCGAGGCTGACCTCATACGCCTCTACCACCACGACAAAATGAAGCAGGAGCAGATAGCCAAGCTGTTCCGCATCACGCAGGCGGCCGTCTCGTACAGGCTGCACCGCGGCATCAAGCGCATCCAGTTTCTGAGGACAATCCCGGAGCTCGACCAGGAGCAGTTCGACCTGGAGCTCGGCCCGAAGTTCTCGGATCAAGACCGTGAGATCCTGTGGAGGATGTATGAGACCACCTGTCAGTCGGAGATAGCCAAGCAGATGAACCTGACGCAGGGACGCGTCCGCCACAGGTTCTTCCGGGCGCTCCAGAAGGTGAAGGACCTCATCGCCGAGGAGGCGAAGGAGCTCCTGGTCCGAGCTCATATGCTCCGGAAGCAGGGCAGGGACTCCCAGGAGGTCGAGAGGGCGGAGAAGGACCTCGAGGATTCGATCGAGAATTCGAGGTACGGAAAGTACTACACCGTGTTCTTCGCCATCTCGGACAAGCACTTCAACATCCTTCACGAAGTCTCGCTCCCTCAGTTCCGGGACCGCGGGGACGCTCAGATACTCCCGATCGAGTGACCTCTATGACTCCATGACCTGCCAGGTCACGTACTCGTCGCACAGAAGGTTCTTCATTCCGGCGTAGACCTTTTTGTACACGGACGGCCTGCGGCTCGAACTCTCCGATGCGCCGCACCTCCTGCACCTCCAGGATCTCACGAGCCTGTCTTGGGCCACCTCGAACGGAAGTCCGTGGTCATACGGGTATATCTTCCCGGACGGCACGTCCTTCCATCCGTGCTCCCAGTCGTGGGCCTCTCTCCTGGGGCCGGCGGTCCTACTCCGGGGCAACAACGTCCTCGGACTCCAGCAGGACCGTCTCCTTGACCAGCCTGCATCCGATGACCTTCAGCGTCTCCCCGAAAATCTTCGTCGCCCCGGCGAACCTCCTGGCCCTGTCGGCCAGCATCGTGAGCTCCTTCGCCGTCGGCCTTCTGCTAAGGAAGATCGCCACCGAGTTGTAGGCCGGATGTTTTGGACATGACGACGCAAAATAGAGGGTGCCCCCCGCGCCGTTGCTCTCATATCCGGGCGTCGGGGCTAGGTCCATCGGGGCGCGCGTAATGCCGTCGTCCCCCGGGTCGCTGACCCGTTCCTCAACCAGGTTCTCGAAGGGGTCCTTGCCCTTGAAGTCCTTCATATACATCTTCTTGTACGGGCCTCCGCGGTGGTCCCCGTACTCGTCGCACTGCCCGACTATGTAGCTGCTCATCTCCCGCTCGAAGTTTCCGGCGTACGAGTCCGTGTCCACCACGAACGACCACTTCGGATCCCCGCCCTCCCAATCCCATAGCGCCATGGTCCAGGGTACACTTCCGTCCTAGGTTGGGCTTCTTTTCGCCGCCCGTCCGTGATGGGCAGCCATGTAGCCGCAGGCGGTTTTACGTTCGACAAGATTTCCGTCGGCGGAACTTGGTACTGGACTGTGCGCGCGACGAACGTCCAGAGCTCGTCCCAGGTCTACCAGGTGGCCGACATCATATCCCCGTTTGGCAAGCTCGGGGCCGTCGACGTCCCGATCCCCGGGGACATCGTGCTCGAGATGGCGAGCTGCATATCTCAGCTCCAGCAGCAGCTCGCCCCGCTCCTCGCCCTGGTTGGCGCGACTCCGACCGTCTACAGCGTCACTCTCACTGAGGGCGACCCGTCCTCGCTCGTCGCGGCCGTCCCGTTCCAGAACGTCGGGGCTTTCGGATCCTTCCTGACGGTCGTTTCGACCCCCGACTCACCGTGGCTTTCGGCCAGCCCGTCGACCGTAGCCGGCCTGAACAAGAACGATCAGGGCCAGGTTACCGTCCAGATAAACCCGGCTCTTCTTCTGGCTTCCGGATCTCCTTACTCCGGCCATGTGAACCTTCAGGACAACCGGACTCCCCCTACGGTCATCCCGATCACCGTGAACGTCGTCGTCCTCCCGAGGCCTTCGATCGCCGTTTCCCCGTCCACGGTCCCCCTGTCGTACACGATCACCGGGGCTATTCCGGGCGGCGCCGTCGCCATCACCGTCTCGAACTCGGGCCCTCCGAACTCGAGCCTTTCCTTCTCGGCCTCGAAGGTCAACAACAACAGTCCGTGGCTTTCGTTCGTCCCCGTCGGCGGAGGCCCTCTAGCGCCGGCCGGGAGCGCCATACTGACCTTCTCCGTCGTTCCGGCGGGCGTCCCCCTCATACCCGGCGTCTACTCCGAGATCGTCATGATCTCCTCCCCGAACGCATCCAACGGTCCGGTGTCCATCCCGGTGACCCTGACCGTAAACCCATAGGCTCTCTATCGGGTCCCGTGGCAAAGGGTGAGACATGCCTGGACCCAAGATTGAAGATATTCGGTTTTCGTCGAGCTCCGTCGACGACTTCTTCCAGGAAGGGAAGTTCAGGCAGGCTGTTGCCACGACCGGACGTGTCCGCGTCGCGAGCCTCCACCAGCTTGCAGGCTTCCAGCTTTTGGCGGAGGACCGGCTCGTCCATCTCTCCCAGAAGGACTTCTGGAAGCTCGGCCAGGACGACGAAGGGTTCTTCATCGAACGCCTGGTCGACGACGACAGTGGACCTGTGAAGGGCTGAACATGGACGACAGGGACCTCGACAAGATCGCCGCCCGCGTCGCCTCCGGACGCCTGAGGACTGCCGGCAAGATCGAGTTCGTCAAGGACACCGGCCCGATACGGCGCGACATACGCGTCAAGGGCTTCGAGTGGACTCCGGACTCCGCACGGAACCTTGCCAAGATCCTCTGGGCCGCCCAGAGGTCGCACAGCTATGCGCTCGCGGCCTACAGGCTCTTCTCCAAGATGCCGTCCTCCCAGTTCAGTCCGGACGGTCTCTTGGGCGGTCGCGGATACATTCAGTCCGTCAAGGAGATGCGGAACGGTCTCGGATCCATCGTCGAGACTCTCTCGTCGTTCACCGACACGGTCCACGATGAAGTGAACGCGGACCACTGGTCTGCGAGCGGCGCCGAGGATCAGGTCTCCGACATCGTCGACGGCGCTGAGGACGTCAAGCAGAACCCGGAAGCCTTCGTGGAGAGCGAATTCCGCGCGGATAGCGGCGAGGACGGCTTCAACGAGCCCGTCCAGAACCCCGATCCGGAGGACTTCAACCCTCTCGTCGAGGACGACGAGTCCGAGGACGACGAGTCCGAGGACGACGAGTCCGAAGACGAAAACGAAGAGGCCCAACACCAATTCGCCTCCTACACCGACACCGCGATCGTCGAAGAGAAGATCCGCCGGCGTAAGGAAAAGGAACCTGCGGGCGGCGACGTCGGGTCTCAGCTCCCGGGCGGGACCGGGGATCAAGAGCAGGGGAAGACCGTCCCCGAGATGGTCATGAACACGACGACCCCTGCGGGAGGAAACTACGCCTCCGCCGTCGGCCGTATCCTTCGCAGGCACAAGGCCAGGTCTCGGACCGCCGACGCGTCCCTTCCGACCGGCGGGCTCACCCCCAGGGTCGACCACATCGGTCCGGCCGAGGGGAACGAAGCCGGGCACTTCAATGACGAGAACGTGTGGCCGTCGGACGATCCGACCGGGGAGGGCCTTTCGAGCGGTACGAACGAGTCCAAGCAGCTCCTCGAGGACTGGACCGTGGACGGCGTGACGGGATACGACAACCCGACCGACGGGGACTCGAGCGTCCTGAAGATCTCCTCGAGAGTCGCCGCCGGGCAGACCTATTCATGGCTCCCCGGGTGCTCCAACGACAAGAACCTCGACTACTATGCCCGCGGGCTCACCGCAGAGGACGTCGACTGGATGAAGGCTCATGCCGCCCCCGAGCCCCCTCCCGGCCTCGGTCCGCAGCAGGCCAAGCGCGACACGACATTTCTCTGGGACGCCGACTTCTGATGCCCGCCGCCCTCCCTACGGACAACGCCGTCGACAAGGCCGTGGACACCTTCGGCATCGGCACGTACGACTCCCAGAGCGACGCCTCCGGGAACCACGGGGAGGACTCCAACGTCAAGGAGCCCGCAGGGAAGAACCTGCCCGACGGCGGCCCTCCGGACGTCTTCAGCCCCGACAGGCTCCTGAGCTATCCGGACGATCCCGACATGAGGACAGGCTCCTGGTGGACCGGCGTGTTCGCGGCGGCGGCCCTTCCGGGAGAGTCCGATCGCGACGTCACCCACGCTCATCCCGACATGTCCTCTCTTGACTCTCGCGTCAGATCCGTCTCTAAGGGCGGCCGTGCGGACAAGTCCGCCCTGTCGGAGCTCCCGTCGGACTCCGGGAACCCCTCCGCCCGCTCTGACTACTACGACAAGACGGTCACCGGCGGGACTGGCGATACCTGGCCGAAGGAGGACTCCGGGGCCTACGTCAGCCAGGAGATCACCTCGGAGACGTCCCTTCCGGGTGTGATGAAGAACGAGGAAGTTCTGGACAACGGGCTTCAGTCCCTCGGGAACTGGCAGTCCGGGTACGAGGTCGAGGACATATCCGGCCGCCAGGGGTTCCCGACTACGGACTTCTCCGAGAACGTAGACTTTGATAGAAGCGATCTTCAGGACGGCGGAAGGGTCATCGCGTCCAGGGGTAACGATATGAAGCGCACCGCCACGAACATCAACCTCGTCAACGGCCTCACCTCCGACTTCCTCAAGGAGTTCGGGAAGAAGGGGCTGACGAAGCGTCACGTCCTCTCCTTCCTCCAGAAGAAGGGAGAGCCGCAGTTCCTGTCGTCGGACATCATCCGGTGCCTCAAGCTCAGTCATGAGGTTTACGTCAAGGACGTCCTCGACGAGTTTCCCGTCGCCAAGAAGGCATCCGGGGCCCCCCGTCTCGCCTCCGTCCGCGACCGGCTCATCCAGCTCGAGATCGACCACATCACGAACCCCGGGGTATCGTCCGTGTACAGGCGGTGCGCGGCGGATCTGGCCAGGGTCATGGCCGACCTGGAGAGGATCGAGGCTCGCAAATGAGTAAGAAGCTTCCCGACCTGGCCCACGAGGGGCTCGGC